GCCGATAACCCCATTTATCGGCATCACCATCACGCAGGCCCCGAGCCTAGTCTCTCATCCACAAACATCATCATGACCACTATGTTACTTCCACCCGCCATGCCGCTGTTCGATGGTCTGGCCTACCTGGAGGCGGGCAACCCTCAGGTCAATCAATATCTTGCCAACCTCAGTCTCAACGATGTGCCCGATGCCGGGCTGGTCTACGAGCTCGCCGTCGACTGGCTGCTGGAGCAGCGCAACAGCGAGAACAACTACAAAACCTATCGCAGCGAGCTGACCACGTTTTTGCACTGGTGCTTAGGCGAAATGCGCATCAGCCCCAAGGATCTGACCCGGCGCATCATGATGCGCTATCTCGATTACTGTCAGGCACCGCCGGCGGCCCTGATTGCCTATCGCAACGTAGCCCAGTTCGTGCTCGACAAGGAGTGGGGAGAACGACTGCCCAATCCCCAATGGCGACCCTTCCTTGGCAAGCGGGAGCTGGGGCGCGAGCTGCCGTACCGCCTCAGCGAACAGGCCATGAAGACCAAGCTCGCCATTCTGTCTGCCTTCTTCCAGTTCTTGATCCATGAAGAATACATGGACCGCAACCCCGCGCTGTTACTGCAACGGGTGAAGCGCTCAATGCAGCAGGAGTCGGACGACCATGGCCAGGCCTTTAGCGAATTGCAGTGGTCCTATGTGATGCAAGCAACCGACTTGCTGGCCGCCGAATCACCCGAGCAGCACGAGCGTAGCCGTTTCTTGATAAGCCTGATGTACGCCTGTTACCTGCGGATCTCGGAAGTCGCGGCAAGACCGGGGTTTACCCCCGTCATGGGGCAGTTTCGCCGCGATGGTAAAACCGGCGTCTGGGGCTATTTCATTCCCCGCAGCAAGGGTGGCAAGCGCCGCACCGTGGCGGTGTCCCATGCCTTGCTCGAGGCCCTCAAACGCTATCGGACGTTTCTCGGTCTCTCACCATTGCCGGCGCCCGATGAGCAGACTCCGCTGTTTGTGCGCCACAAGGCTGCAGCGCATGGCCGGGAACAAGGCGAGCTCAACGCCAACCTCGGGATCCGCCAACTGCGTGACCTGGTGATGAGCGTCATCCAGACCGCCGCCGAGTTGGCAGAAAAAGATGGGTTTGTGCAGGACGGTGCCGAGATGCGCAACCTGACACCACACTCCATTCGTCATACCGGCATCACCCACGACATCAATCTCAACGGGCGGCCGTTATCACATGTGCAAGCCGATGCCGGCCACGACAGCATCGATACCACCTCCAAATACCTGCACACCGGCAACAGCGAGCGCCACGAAAGTGCCAATCACAAACCGCTGGATCGGTTGCACGACTAGGCCTTTCAAAATGAGAGATAACGAAAAGAGAAGTTCAGGAGCATGGCTGTGATGACCAGCGTTTTTTAACCGACCTCATTCCGGATTCTTCCATAACCCAATACCGCGCATAATGTCCGGTTTTGTTAAATGCCCATCTGAAACCTGCCGATAAGCCAGCCCACGCAATTTTGCTGGTTTATCAGGTATTTACTTGGATGGAACGAGAGTTGACCAAAAACTTCATTTTTCGCTGGTTCGAGTGCGGTTTATCTGAGGAAGAGACGGCAAATTTATGTTTCGTTTCTGTGAGGCAAGTCACAAACTGGGACAAGGGTAAAGAGATCCCGCCTGTCTGTAAGCGGCTGATGCGGATGGCATCAGGGCGAGAGCTGCCCACCATCTTCAAAGACTGGGAAGGCTGGCGGATGAAGAATGACTGCCTTGTCGCCCCTAACGGTGTGACGTTCGACAGGAGAAGGATAGAGGCATTAGCCGTCATCCATGCAGAACGGTCAGACAAGCAAAAGGAAACCTTCTACTGGAGGAAAAAGCTAGGCATCAACTAGACTGAAGAGGGCGAAAGCCCTCTTTTTGTAATCACAATGAGATACTTGTAACGCATTGATCGTAAATGCATTATCAACCCGTCTGCACATTAGCAACAGTAGGGAGGGTCAATGGGGCTGGAAAAGGCTCATGGAGAGCATACAGCTAGCATCTCAGGGCAAATTATCGAAAGCAAACTGATAGGCTCTTTCAATTCTGAGGGATGCAGCATCTGGGTTAACAGCGTCAAATCTCTCATTGGAGGCCTTCAAGGCAAGCCCTTCTGCATGCTTATCGACACAAGAGATTACAGAGGGGGTACTGATGATGCCCTTAGTATTGCCAATGATTTCAACCGCTGGCTTAACCACCAGAGACTCATTGCTAAGGCACATGTCATCACATCCCAGGTACTGCATGACATCGCAATAAAGCGAGTACCACAGATAAAACACCAGAAGGCACGAACATTCAGAAACATTGAGGATGCCATGGCTTGGCTGACCGACCAGCTAGATCTAGCCGAGTAGTAGATTCAGACTAAGAGGGGGCGCAGACCCCCTACTTCATACCCGCAGCATAATGTGTCGTGAAAGTTTGACCAGGTACGCCGCTTTGCAGCACAAACCACTAAAGATGTGATCCATGGTGTCATCAGGCTCTGTGCATAGAATTCCCCCCGTATTACTACACGGGGGGGCAGGGGACAGCCGGATCCCCTGGGGCAGTCAGTCACCAGGACGGCACAAGACCTTGAGAGCAGCTTGTCTGCGACAGGAGGCCCAGGAAGTCACCACACGCGCCCCATAGCCTTCGGCTGGTCGCTCTGACTGGGGCATTAAAGACGGGTTTAGCAGGGAAGGGGGTGGCCCCAGGCTCAGGGCAAGATGGGCGTGTTTCGCCGCGAGACGCTTGGAGGCTTCATCAGCAGCAGAGGGCGGCTTATAGGGGCTGGCGCCCCTGGTGTTCAGTTGCCAGCCTTGAGACGGGCGGCAGCAGCACGGGCACGGCGTTTTGCCCGGCAGTGGTGCCGCCACTTCACCTCCAGCGCCATGAGATGGCCCCCAAACAGCCAGAACAGGGGAGGCAGTGAAAACAGGGCTACCAGGGCAAAGCAGGCCAAACGCTCTTCGGCAGAGTAATCAGGGTTGCTCCCAATCGAGAGCAAGATGGCAATATCAATAAACACAGCAACAATACCAAACATTTAGACCCCCACCAGAGTGCTATTTAACATAAAAAACAGCGTTGCGCGCTTACAGTTTCGATACCCGGACACCTATATTTTTATGTCCGGTCATCGGTTGGAGCACTTTCGCTATCCCTGCCCGCGAAGAGGGCAGCATTGACCCGCTTGCGCAGTGCATCCCCGTCAGGGTCGCAATACACGTCCACAGGCTGCCCCTGGTACTGGATCACCGCATGGCACGCCGTCATGGCCTTTACGCCCACGAAATACTGCGGCCACTCCTCGGCATAGATGGCTTGCTCGTCGTCGCCCTTGCGCAGCGCAAAGCAATATTCAACGTTGTAGACGTCTCGATCACTTTTGGTCAGCACATGGCAGTTGATAATCAGGCGGTATCCAGCGAACGGCCCTATAGCAAGGACACCAGCAGCAGACGCAGCAGGAGCGCCACCAGGACGTACATCAGCAGCGGGCGAAGCACCCACCGCCCCAGCAGCCGGAACAGCGGCAGAAGCGGTTTCAGCGGCCTTAGCAGGAGCATCAATATATTCAGGCTTGATGAAACCAAAGAATACGCAGAGTCCCCAAATCGCCAGAATAAACAGAATTTTAGGGTCTCGTAATATCGAGCTGCCTGCGATTGTATCCGAGACCTTACCGGTTGTAGTTGAGTCATAAAGCTTGAAAACATACTTGGGCACCTTATTAAATGGCTTTGCTTGCAGCACGTCATTCATGGACGTACCGGAGTTATCAGAGAGGTGAAGCACCGTCTTATATCGACCACCAATTCCCAATATCGCCATATTGGTATGACGAATGGCCGTTTCGGCAGCAGCTCGGATTACCTGGTGCACCTTTTTGATGTTCGGGGTCGTAAATACAAAGTCCCAGTTATGATGACGGTGCATATCAAAGGCCACGTCAATTGTCTCTGGTCGGCCATCTTCTTTAGCCACATCCGGCCCACCAGGATAATTCAGCCGGTCTAAATCGCTCTGGCGCCAGGAAGGTGGAAATATCCGCTGCACCTCATCGACCAGGAAGAAAACCCCTTTGGGCGCCCAATGATAAAAGCGGGCGAGGTGATCGCGTCCTTCCTGGGATTCTGTCTCGATATAGGTGACCTGGAACTCGTCAGGCACTTCCTTTCCCAATACCTCTTTGCACCGTTCCGCGGTAAAGCCGCGAACGTTGGTGACGATATGGCGACCCGCCTTGATGGCCGGTATCACATCAGTATGAATGGCCCCTGATGACTTATAGGAACCAGGGGCGCCGTGATGGATCTTGATAGACATGGTTTACCACCCCAGCATATTCAGCAAGAAACGGGTCACAAAGGCTTGTGTCAATATCGACAGCCCTTTATCAACGTGCAAGTAGAGCAAGATCCCCCTCATTTGCGAAGGCAGATTATTAAAGGAGGCGGAGATCAGGTCGCTGAATTGCAGGTTAATCAGTATCTGCTTGGCAACGTCCCAGGAAAAAGTGAGTAGAAATATCTTGAACTCGACCCACTGAATCGCCAATTTAACCGCTATCCAGGCTGCAAACTGCACCGCCAGTTGATATATATCGTTGAAAAATCCGTTAAAGAAATCACTCATCCATTCCATATATCACCTCTTAGCCACAATCATCAGCGCCAGAAAATAGAAGATGAACATCATGATGGCCGCTATCATTTCCCAATATCCCTCGACCTCTGGGCAGACGGAATAAGAGCGGCCAAACATCGAGAACATATCAAAACACTTGGGCACCGCCGCCGACCCACTCAGGCTATATTGGAACATATCGACCATGTCATCCTTAATACCGTCATGGGTGTTCTTCAGTTGATCCTTGCGTTCCTGGAACTGCTTATTAATGGTTTCCAGGTCAAAGAAACAGTGCGCACCATCTTTACAGAGCTGGGATGTATATTCAGACCCTGCCACATGCAATGGATTTTGCTCAGAACCAGGAATTTTAGAATAATCAATTCCCTGACCGCCTTCACCCGACGAACCGCCACCCGACTTAAGCGCTTCCTTAATGTCAATTAAATGGCCATTAATGCCATTATTACCAAGTTGAGCTGCTATCTGCGCCGTATACTGCGCAGTGCTACTTGTAGACCTATCAATATTTGTGGTGCCGCCATAATAATCTCTATCCATGCGGCCAAACATCTCACCCAACTTTGAATCCCAATAAGGCTTACCCAGACCGCCATCACCACCATCCGAAGCAGCCAAATGTTCGCAACCATTAGCAAGCGGATTAACAACGCAATTAGTTAATCGCTGCAACGCCTGCTCAGACCGATTAAGCGTCGATAACATCTGATTATTAATTAAACCAACTTGTGCAGAACCACTAATCTGAGTATTTAGCGCATCAGTAACCTTTCTAAGGTCTCTACTAAAATCTTTAAATGTAACAAGCTGAGCCTGCCCCTGCTCATAAAACTTAATTGCAGACCAACGAATATCTTCATCAATCTGCTTTAACGCTCTTGTAGTAGCCTCTTGATATTGACCACCAACCCCAATAGGGCTTACCTGATTTTTAAATGGATAATAATAGGGAGCATCGCCACCACCTGTACCACCATCGCCACCTGTACCACCATCACCACCCGTACCGCCATCACCACCGCCCAACTTGCATTCGCCACCCGTTGTCTGAATAGGCCCCTTAGTACCTTCATTAGGAAACTCAACGCAAACACCAGGACAAGAAACCTGACAGCCGCCCAGAGTGGATGACTCCCATTTAACGCAATAGGGCAGCGCGGTACTAATCGGCACATTGGACAGCTTAAGGCCAGCCGGACAGCTCGCAAACGCCCCCAGCGGCACCAAGAGCAGCAAACAAAGGACTCTCACACGACCCCCAATAAAAAAGGCGACCGGAGCCGCCTTTGTGTCATATCGAAAACGATGATCTGTAGCCTTCCACAAAGAACAGGAACCACAGCGTTCCGATGAGCAAAGACATGCTTAGGCTTTGCGCATCAGGCTGATCAGGATGCCCACGCCCACACAGGTGGCCACGACCAGCATCACCTTGGGAGAGGTTGCGGTCACGTCCGACTGGGTGGCGTCCAGGGCCTTGGCAGCGGCATCAGCAGCGGCTGTACCACCTTCGGCGAAGGCCGCACCGGTAGACAGGGAGCACACAGCAGCGATACAGCCATTACGGAAATAGTTTTTCATACTCGTTTATCCTCTTTTTGCACTTACGATGACACGGGCAATTGCGCCCAGTTTGAGGCCAGTGACCCAGATTAATAATCCAAAGCCAAAGGCCATCGACACAGTGGATACATCAAATTCAAACCAGCTCGATATATCCGTTAATTTGGCGTGTTCCTGGACAGTCAGGAGCACGTAATTACAAGAATCCCCCTCAGCTAAGCGGGCATATCCTTCAGAGGTAATATCTAGACAAAGCATTATCGCGCCCTCGTCGTCGCTCGCTGCGCGCTCTCGCTCCTCCTCCTCGCGGCGCGGTGGTTATACCGGCTGCTTTTTGGTGGGCTGGAAGCCGACAACCACGTTGCGGGTCGGATTCTGGGGATCCGCTTCCAGGACAAGATCCACTGCCACCAATTTCGGGCAGTCGGCCAGCTCTTTAATCGTGGCCGCATCGTTGCGCAGAGCTAATTGGCGCACTTCATAGCCCCAGGAGGTGATATTACATTCCGGCTTGTTCACGTTATTAGCCGGTGCCAGGTATTCCACCTGGGCAAAGTCATAGGGAACTGGCGAGCCAGATTTACGGGACACGCCATAGCCGTGAGTAACGCGGGTAACCAAAATACCAGTCAGCAGAGACATATTATTTATCCTTTGAAGAACCATTGTTAGGTCGATATTAAATTGTGCTGCCCCGATATAATCTCTGGAGGTAGCGGCATTCTTAACCGCGCGGGAATATCATCTTCTCCCAAGTGCGCTGTTAATTGGTGAACAATCTTCTCAGGGGCTAACCCTTCAATGCTTGCTAACCAATTAACAAGGCGGCCGGCCATTCTGGACATATTGAATACGGCGTTGTCCCTGGACGTTTTGAATTTATTTTTAAAGGTGGTCACGCGCACCGGTGTTATTTCTTCCTGGCAAACTGCATCCAGCCATTTGGCAAATTGCGGATACATCCCCGCAAAATAAGGGTCAGGGTTTACCAGGACATCCAGCGGAATGACTCTATCCTTATTGTGTAATTCGCCTTCGGCGCGTACCCAGTTTGGGAACTCGGCCGATTGCATCTGTTTTCCTTTCTCATATATCCGCGCGCACTTGCCGTTAATACGGCTGCCCACGTAGAAGGAGCAACCCTTGCTCGGCACCATGCCGAAACGCTTGGCGATGCCCTTGGCCACCTCGGTGATCACGAACTCGCCCGATTCAATCTTCATCCAGGAAGGCGCACGGCCACGCTGCGGGTGAAACTCGCCGGCTTCGGCGCCGGCTATCGCGCCCTGGTAAGTGATGTGTTTGCCGCTGTAGTCATCCAGGGCGAGATCCACCCGAGTGATGCGCAGACCTGGCACATGAGAGATAACGGAGTGCAAAGCCTGGAAATCGAGGGCCGCACAACCCACGCCGGAAAAACTCACCATGCAGCCATGGTTAGCTGCACCCCAACCAATCAGCCCGCAGGGCATTCCGTCACACAGCAGGTCAGCCGAGTTGGCGTAACCGTGCAGACCGGAGCGGCGAGGGCGCATGGTGAAACGTGGCTCGGGAATGGGGACACCGATACGGGTATTGAGTTCTTCCAGCCACAGCTCGATCTCGTTGCAGCAGAGGGCATCCAGGAACTGGACGCCGTAGCTGTCGATAAGGTCGTTATAGGCTTCCCAATACTTGGCACCCTCAACCACCTCGAACTGGGAGAACTTGAGCAGGTCAGCGCAGACGGCTTTGAGCTCCTGGCGCATGTCGGCGCGAGACCGGTACCCAGAGTGCAGGGCACGTTCCATCATGTCGGTCATGGAAGGCGTCAGTACCGGGGCAGGGGACTTGGGCAGCCCCTTGAGGCTCAACCGCTCAGTGGCCTTGTCAAACGTCCGAGCAGGGGCAGGGGACGCGGCGGCCTGCTGTAGGCGCTCGGCCTTGTCATAGAGGCGCTCAGTCACCTTGTCAAAGCGGGTGAGGGGAGCGAACCCGACAGGGCGCTTCCACAGGTAACGCAGACCCTCGACCGGCTGGGCGGCAAAGGCGGCCTGAATCGCCTTGTTCTGGGTCTCGAAGCGGGGGATAGCCTTCAAGAGGGCACCTTGCTTGGCAAGCTCAGTCATCTGGCGCAGCTCGGTCGGGGCCCAGGTAAAGGAGAGATAGTCGATCAGGGTCTTATGGCTGGTCATATCTGCTTGTCCCCGTAGGTAACCGACAAGTAAAGCAGCGCAACCAGCAGGCAGAGAACCAGGAACACAGCGAACTCGATAACCAACGGCTCGACGCTCATATCCAGGTTGTC